GTATAACTGGCCAAAAGCGATACATAAGTTCCAATGGCTTCTTGATAAATTCAACCCGCCGGACTGGAGTATTACTAAAGGGATGATCTACTACACAGAGAATACGCTGGACGAGAAAGTAGCAAAGCCAGTACGGGATCAACTACAGAAAATAAGCGACGAAAAAAAGGTTAACATAACTAGTTCATCTTTAAAGAAGATGGACTTTGGGGTTAAAAATGTCCGCTTTCCTACTATGAAGCGTGGTTACTTAACCTTGTTTAAGCAGATATTGGGAGCGCTGGAAAACTGTAAAGACGAGATTGTATTCTTTACCGAGCATGACGTTTTATATCATCCATCGCATTTTGATTTTACGCCGAAACGAGAAGATACCTTTTACTACAACCAAAACGTCTGGTTACTTAGACCTTCCGATGGACACGCTTTGCATTATGACGTAAACCAGCTATCAGGGGTTTGTGTATATAGAGATACCGCTCTAGTTCACTTTAGAGAGCGTTATAAGATGGCTGAGGACAAGCTTGAAGAATTAAGAAGTGAAATACGAATGACTGATGAAGAACAAGAGAATATTCCTAGAGAGTTTAATAAGTGGGTACGCCATATGGGATTTGAGCCATTCACGCACGGGCGCGTTAAGTGGAAAAATCAATTTAACTACGAACCCTGGATGTCTAAATATCCTAATGTAGATATAAAGCATGGGGCTAATGCCACAGGTCAGCGATGGAAGAAAGAGCAGTATCGCAATCAACAACTTCTCAAAAACTGGACTGAGAGCGAAAACTACTCTATACCAGGCTGGAACTCCAAAGACCTAATTGCCTTCCAATAAATCTATCCTCTAATCTTGAGGTATGGCTACATCTAAAGTATTGGTTATTGGTGGTGGTGGTGGAGGAGGAGACGGCAATCAGGGTGGTGGTGGAGGAGGAGGAGGTTATCAATATAACGCTTCCTACACTGTTAGTAATGGTGATTATGCTGTTACAGTAGGAGATGGGGGAGCAGTAAATAATGACGGTTCTAATTCTGTATTTGACAGTTCTATAACCGGTAATGGTGGAGGAGCAGGGGGGGCAGGGAGCGATAATGGAAATAATGGAGGTTCTGGAGGAGGAACAGGGTGGCAGACGTCCGGTGTACCTGGAACAGCAGGGACAGGAAGTCAAGGGGGAGACGGTGGAAATTGTCCAGAGGCAACGGGCGATAACGCCAACAGCAGAGGAGGAGCCGGAGGAGGGGGAGCCACAGGAGATGGAGGAGATTACGCACCGGCGGCATCATCTAAAGGAACACCGGCAGACGCGGGAGATGGAGGAGCAGGAACCGCTAATTCAATAACAGGATCTTCGGTTACATATGCCGGTGGAGGAGGAGGGGGAGCGTTAAAAAGCGAAGGTGGATGGAACACTGATAAAGGAGTTGGGGGTGCTGGAGGAGGGGGAGATGGAGCGGAAGACGGCACAGCAGCACAAGCAGGAACAGCAAATCTTGGAGGAGGGGGAGGGGGAAGTTCAGGGGCATCAGGCGGAGATGGAGGAGGAGGGGGTAAAGGAGTTGTTATTGTTGCTTATACTACCTCAGAGTTTTCTCATTCGGGAGGAGATGAAACGGGTGTAAATGGGTCTGAAACTTGGGTTAAATTTACATCAAGTGGAACCTTAACTTTAAGCGATCCAGGATCTCCATCAGCATCGGCCAGTGCTTCTTTAAGTCCCAGCGCTTCGTTATCGCCGAGCGCTAGCTTATCTCAATCAGCCTCAGAAAGCGCTTCGGCCAGTGCTTCTTTAAGCCCTAGTGCGTCTCTTAGTCCGTCAGCCAGCGCAAGCGCCAGCGCAAGCGCGTCTCTTAGTCCCAGCGCGTCTTTAAGTCCCAGCGCTTCGTTATCGCCCTCAGCCTCCGGCTCCGCCTCCGGTAGCGCTTCGTTATCGCCGAGCGCCTCGCTTTCTCCCAGCGCGTCTCTTAGTCCCAGCGCATCAGAATCAGCCAGCGCCTCGCTTTCCAGTAGTCCATCAGCAAGTATTTCCCCGTCCGCGAGCTTATCGCCGAGTGCGAGCGAGTCAGCTAGTGAATCTGCCTCACTATCGCCGTCTGCGTCTCTTAGTCCGTCTGCGTCGGAGAGTGCCTCAGAAAGCGCGAGTTTGAGTCCATCAGCAAGTATTTCCCCGTCCGCGAGCTTATCGCCGAGTGCCTCATTATCTCCGAGCGCCTCGGAATCCGCGTCAGCATCGGCCAGTGAATCAGCATCGGAGAGTGCGTCCGCCAGCGCGTCCGGTTCAGCTTCCGGTAGTGCTTCCGCCTCGGCGAGTGAGAGTGCTTCTTTAAGTCCGTCAGCATCGGCCAGTCCGTCACTAAGTCCATCGGCTTCCGAAAGCGCCAGCGCATCTGCAAGTGCGTCCGCCAGCGCCAGCGCTAGTTTATCCCCCAGCGCATCTTTATCCCCCTCCGCCTCAGCATCCGCCTCACCGTCGCCAGCTTCTTATACAGATAAGTATACAGAAGCCATTGGTAATACTTACGCCGACAAATACACAGAAGCGATAGGAAATTCTTATATAGATAAGTACAAAGAGTGGGATGAGTTACCTGATTGATCTTGCCTTCCATTAAACTTGAACCTTATTCTTAATGTATGGCAAATAAACGTCCACTTGAAATAAAATATTGGGAGGGAGGCATCAGCCCTTTTGATGATCGTGGAACTAAAGGCTCTGCTAAGTTTACTGGAAACCTAGATATACGAAAAACTAAAAATTCTCTCTCTTGCGGACAAGCTCTTATAGATGAAGGTTTGTATGGCATAAGTCATTCTTCTTCCCCATCACTATCCCCTAGCGCTTCTCAAAGTCCCAGCGCGTCCGGCTCAGCGTCTTTGAGTCCTAGCGGTACACCTAGTCAAAGCGATTCACCGTCAGCTTCCCCTAGCTCATCAGCAAGTTTATCCCCGTCTGCTTCCGCATCGCCATCTGGTTCACCGTCAGCTTCCCCTAGTCCTTCCGAAGGACTTGTTAATGTATATGAAGATTTGGTTATAGCAATGGTTAAAGGCACGGATGGTCATACTTACCAATTTGGTAATGCAGGAAATATTTACAGGAGATTTAATGACGGGTATGTAAGGAATGTATACAAAGATCCAGACGGGGGTATAAAAGGAGCGATAGAAAAACCATCCAGTACTGGAAAAACCTATCTACAATGGGCCACGGATACAAAAGTAAAACAAAAGGAATTACCGGGAAATGCCGACTGGAGCGACGTTGAGACTGTAGCGGATAATTTAAGCGGTGCAGATTGGCACACTATGAAGCAAGTGGGCGGGGCAAACTACATCGCCAACGGATCAAAGCTTGCACTAGTTGGATATGACGACTCCTGGACTCCTGAAGCTCTTGATTTGATTCCTGGCAATATCGCCAAAACCTTAATAGAAAGAAATGGTAGGACAGTTATTGGTACTTTCAAAACAGGATTTCCGAACAAAGGCGTAAACGGGATGATTGACTGCGAAGTGCCACTGTCTCAAATTGGGGACGATGGAGAACTATTTTTCACAAACTTTACCGATTCAATGCCGGTTAGACGTTTTCCAGGGGGCGGCAGAGTTAATCCAGGTGGGGTATCAAACGTAGTAGATCAGGTGGAGATATTTGATTGGGTATTCGGGGCGGATTCATGGGTTGATAAACAGACAATGGGTAACATGTCTATGTGGGGAGTGTTTGGAGCGGATACAGATAGAAACGGGGTTTACTACTATGGACGAAAGACTAAAGAACAACCATTTGCATTAAACCTTGAATACGCTTTAGAAGTAGACGAGATTGGAGCGGTTCATAGAGTAGAGGGAGTTACTCTCATTTCATATCGGGATGGTACGGCTTTTGGAGTAAAAGCGGTAGATCCTACTACAAAGGCTACTGGAACTTATGAATCTTTGGAATATAGGGCGCCGGTTAAATATCCTGAAAGACCTACCATATGGAAAAAAGCGGAGATATTTATGGAGGCATTACTGGTAGGATGTAGTATAGAATTTCATTATAAAATGAACCACGCCGCCAATTGGACACAAGCATATACAGCAGACGGTAATTTAAGTTTTTCATCAACAGGCGCTAAAAAAGCTGTATTTAGAATAGGCGAAGAAGGCGATGTCTTTGAAAAGAAGATTGTATTGAAACCATCGGGCAATACGACACCAGAAGTTTTAAGGTCACGCGCTTATTTTGACTAACATGCCAGATGTATACGAATTTGAAACAATCGAAGAAACACCATTTCCAGGTGAACCAGCCGTACTATCTACGCGATCACGGGCGACTGGTGGGGTAGTTACCCCAACCGCAATTAAAGATAAGACGTTTCCTACTAAAAAAGTATCGCATGAGTTACTAAGCACTGCTTTAAACACACGGAGTCGTAAGATTCTTCAAGAGTTTGATTTGCAACAATCTGGTGGACTAAAGGTAGGCGATTTTAAAAGTGGTATATCAGGTGATTTAAGAATAACTCCGAATGGTTTAACAGCCAGAGATATTGCGGGGCTAATTACATTCGCTATTGATGGGAGCGATGGGAGTGCAGTATTTAAAGGAGAGATAAGATCAGGCTCTTTAGTTACTGGTGAGGTAGTAGTGGGAGATGATGCTGTTAAAATAGATGGAACTGATGGGAACGGGAAAATGGTGATTAATGATAAATCAACAGGACTGGATATAATTTTAATCGGCTTCCAAAAAAATGGATTTAGTTAAACATGGCAGACCATGGAATTAAAGTCGCAAAACCTGGACAACCTGTACAAACAGCCAATGATGAAGACTTAATAATGTCTTCGGCTTTCAATCTTCTAAAAACAAAAGAATCGGGAACATTCGCTGGAGCTGGAACCGAAGCTCATGGCTTGAGTTATGTTCCAATTTTTCTTAACTTCAGAGAAAATGCTGCTGCTGGTGAATATAATATTGGTAGAGCCAATGGTGGAGCTGATGCGACAAATATTATTTTTGAGAACTCAAGAGATAAACGATATTATATATTTTATCAGGATTTGTAATGACAGACCACGGAATAAAGATAATGCGAGCGGGGAAGGAGATAACGAGTACAGAGCCAAAAGACTATATTTTAAATTCGGCATACTCCGCTATTAAAATAAGCTCTCAAGGCTCAGGTTCTGTTGTAGTAACCAAAAATAGTACGGTTACAGTTACTATCGCACACGGATTACCTTTTGCTCCTTTATGTTTATATTTCTCTGAATTAAAGCCAGGAAGTAATATCTGGTATCCTCAAGCAACGGAAGTAAGTCAATTAAGCAGTCCGCCGGAGTCAGGGATGGACGTTGACTCAAACGGGGCTACATCCGATGCAACAAATATTAAGATTAAATTTAGAAATTACGATGCATCTAATGACGTAACTATAGATTATTATTATTATATCTTTGGAGATACTACAGAAGCATGACAGACCACGGAATTAAAGTTGTAGAACCAGGAAAAGCTATTACGAGTACAGATATTCGTGATCTGATTTTATCGTCCCAATATACTATGCTTAAATATCATTCTGATAATACAGCCAGTTTAACTATTACTGCCGGAGATACGGAAGGCTCGGTAGATATTAGTCATAGTTTAAGCGATATTCCCGCATATATATCTTACGTTGAGCTTGACTGGTATGACACAACACAAAGAATGTTACCTTTTGGCGTTCCTGGGAATCCGGTGGTTGTTTTCTCGTCCGTAGATTCTTCAAAAGTAAGATGTCATATTCGTATGACTTCTCAAGGTTCAGATAGAACTTTCAACTTTCGTGTGGTAATATTTAAGGACCAGATAGCATGATTATTTTCTACCAAAAAAGTACAGGGAAAATCATAGGCACGGTTGATGGGCGGGTTCATTCAGAGAAAAATATTAAGTCTGCATGGATGCAACCGAGTAATATAGACAAAAACGATATTGTTAAATATGTTGTGCCTTATAAATCTGTTAAACACAGCGTTTCAGAAGATGTCAAAGAATGGAGAATTGTTGATGAGAAGACTAGAAAAGTGGAAGAAGTGGTTGTAGGACGTAAAAAGGTTGAAAAAGTCAAAGAGCTTATACCAGACGTTCCATTTGCTGACGCGATACTGAAATATGAAAAGGGTGGGAAGAAACTATTAGGAAGAAAAGTAATCTTAGATCTTAAAGGAAACATAAAACATATCAAATAATACAAATAGTCTTCTCTCTTGCCTTCCACTAAAACAATACTCTAATCTTAGGGTATGGACAATTTAGGAAATATCGTAGAGGCAGTACAGGACGATTTGAGCGTAGGCGCTGAAAGCACTCTATATGGAGAAACGAGAATCAAAAGGGCTGTAAATCGCGCATATAGAAAAGCGGGAGGGCTATTCCCCTGGCCGGAGCTCCAAGACGCTAAAAAGACCTCAGCGCAAGCCAATCAAGAATATTATGATTATCCTAAAACTTGGCGGTCTAATTCTATCTGGAAATTAACTGTCTTAGATTCAGACGGGAACGATGAAAGATACGGGGAAAAGCCGGATGGTAGCCCCCTAAGTTTTGACGACTATCTAAGCTGGAAAGAAGATTATCCAGACAGCACAGTTAAAAAGTGGGCTAATCAATGGAGAAGATATTTTCTGTGGCCGGTTCCAACAGTAGCAGGTACTAACAATATACATATTTGGGGTATAGAGAATGTTGCAACTTTAGCCGAAGATGCGGATGAGACTGTTTTCTCCTACTCTACCCCCGAAGTAAACGAGGCTATAGTGCTTGAGACAGTTGCTATATTAAAATCTCAAGGTGATGAGGAACAGTCCAGCGAGTTTAGAAGTAGAGAGGCTAAGCAAATACTTGCTGTATCTTGGGGTAAAATCAGACAAGAGATGGCTAAGTATGAAAAGAACATGCCTTTTTTTGATGTACCTAATTTCTTCGGACAAACCAGCACTAGGGATTTAAGAGGGCTTTTTGATGTATCCTAATCTAAAATGGCAGAAATAGTCGGAAATAAAGTAAAACTAGATAGCGGAAGACTGATAACTCCACAAAGAGGAGGTTGGTATGACGGACAACAGTACTGGGATGGTACGCTAAGTCAGCCAGGACAGATTAATCAACGTAGCGATCAAATAGGAGCGGGGCAAGCGGTTAGTCAAGAAGTAATAGCGCAAACCAGTCCGGCGAACGTAGATTTTATAAATCAACGAAGACAGCAGTTAAATCTTTCTCCATCTCCAACTGTTTCAAGACCAGCGCCTACCCCATCACCACAACCTGCACCGCAAGAGTCATCATTTCAGCCTACATTTGAGGATTCCACCAGCGGTGACGTATCTGCTTCTTTACCAGATCCACAACCCGCCATAGACCTACCAGCACTTTATGAGAGTCAGTTTGCTGATTCTGGTATCTCAGAAATAGAAGCCGATCTATCAGCAAAAGGGAGTGCGTACGCGGAGCAAGTGGCTAAGATAAAAGATAACCCTTATTTATCAGAGGCAGATATGACAGGTAGAATTAAAAAACTAACAGAAAAATTTGAAGCAGACCAAGCTGTTATAAGAAACGATATAGCGGTCAGAAAAGCCGATATAGAAACAAAGCTTAATCTTGAGCTTAAACAGTTTGATATTAATTCCGATCAGGCCAAACTCGCTTTAGACCAGTTTAATTCTCTCTTGGAGGCGGGGGCGCTGGATCGCGCAAGCGGAGAGGATATCGCCAACCTCACACGCTCCACGGGAATTAAAAGCTCAATGATACAGTCGGCGATACAGTCGCGCCTTGACGCTATCAGTGCGGAGAGAAAAGAAGAAAAAGAAATAAAGACATCATTACAAACCATTGATGACGGGACTACGCAGTGGGCGGTTCTTATAAATACTCAAACGGGGGACGTTATAAGCAGGACTGAACTTGGCAGATCCAAGCCTAAAGTGTTTGCCCCTAAAGAACCAAAAGCTCCAAAGCCTCAATCAGCCAGCGAGCAGAAAGCGTCTGTAGCGGTTACAGTACAGCATTATATAAGGGATAAGAAAGCGCAAAAAAGCATATCACCAGAGGCGCTCTATCGTAAGTTAATAAGAGAATTTCCTGGGGCGTTCGATTATATCGAGAAAAACTGGACAGGAAAGAAAATAAGAGCGGCGAGAAAATAAAACTGATAATATATTATGTATGGCTGTAATAAACTTATTCGACAAACAAGAAGAAACATCGCGAACATCCCAAGCGAGTAATCGGGTTGGCGTTGTTAATTTATTCGATAGTCAACCTACCGCTACAACTACGGGTAAAAAAACTCCGACAAAGAAAACATTTACAAAACGTAGGCTTCCAAGAGCAACGCAAAAGGTAAAAGTAAAATCTGTATCAAAAAAGCCCGCTCCAAAAAAACAATCCATCTTTGACAAGAGTTTTAATTTCGTAAAGGGACTTAATGTTAAAAAGCTTGGAGAGTCAATACAAGGTGGGGCTAAAGTACTTCCAGGGCAACTCAAACAGGCAAGCGGGATTATAATGCAGGGGTTCGTCTCACAACAAAAGATGCTTGATTCGTTTTATACAAAATCACCAGCAGTATTAAAAGCCGCTCTTTCTACTTCTCCATTTTTTACAAGATCGGTTACTAAAACATTCCAGCCGGAAAAAGCCAGAAAAGAGGAAGAAGAAGTTTTAAGCACAGCTAAAGGATTACGAGAGTCGGGGGTAAAAGTAGCACAGAAGGCAAAGAAAGAACACTTTGAGAAATTTGAACCTTCTACTGGTATTCAGGGATATTTAGAAATGGCTGCATTTAATTTACCTCAAATTGCTACTACAGTTGGCCTTTCTTTAGCAACCGCAATTGTTACTAAGAATCCCCTATTGGCGGGGTCAGTCGGTGTGTCTACAGGATATGGTTTAGGGGCAAGCGAGGTTTATGACGAGGCGAGAGAATTTGGATTAAGCGACAGCGAGGCTTTACCAATGGCGCAATATGGAGGGGCTATTATAGGAGCGATAGACTTCTTACCTATTGGACGCTTAGTTAGGAAAACGGGAGCGATTGAGCCAATTAAAAAAAGCATTATAAAAAAAATATCCAGTGCGATAGTAAGTACGGGAGCGCAGAGCGGACTTGAAGGGTTGACAGAGAGTGCGCAGGAAATAGTCGCCAACGCTATATCCTCTACATATAACGAGAACGCCGATCTATTCCGAGGGGTTAAAGAGTCGGCGGTAGTAGGCGCTTTGCTTGGTGGATTCGCAGACGTAACTGTTTCAGGAGTTGTAGGAGTATTAAATAAAAAATCACAACCAAAGGAAGTTATAGAGAAGATCGAAAAAGAAATACAAAATGCGGTAGGGACTAAGCCAAGTAAGCGGACAGATAAACAAAATCAAATTATAGAAGCTCTATTTACCAATGATCTAACGCCGGATGAAGTAGCGGGATTTGTTTTAGAGAACGATCTTGACAATACGTCGGAAGGAAAAGAGATTATGCAGGTTTATCTAAAAGCGAAAGATCAGGACAAAAATATTCGATTGTCTTTAGCAGATAACGAGAAAAGTATTAATGCGAGGTTGGTTGATAGAAGCGAGAGAATAATAGAGCGAGCAGAGCCAGAAGTTGTTAAAACTAAGGCGAAGCCCAAAGCGAAACCTAAAAAAATACCTAAGAAAGCAATACCTAAAGAGTTAGAGCCTCTAGCCCAAGAAGCGCGAAACTATAAAAGCGCAGACGAGTTTGTAAAGGCGCAAAGAACCCCTGCTACTGCCGATAATGCTGACTTTATGGTTGATACAGACCTGTTTAAGTTTGCTAGAGATAATCCGATAGAAGACGCAAAGGTAGAGAAGTTTGTGGAAGATATGGGTGGAGATTGGGGAGATTTTCCACCAGTTAGTGCTAGAAAAATAATTATAGATACTGATGACTTTACCGAATATGTGGAAGCAGTCGAAGGCGGATTTGAACAAGAACTAGGTTGGTCAAGACCATTAACAGAAGATGATATAGGAAAAGAAGTTGCTGATATGGAAGACGGTATGCACAGAGTATTTGCTGCAAGAAAGATTGGTATACAAGCTCCAGCGATTGATATGGATATGCAAGAAAAAGTTGGAAGAATGTCAGTTTCCCAACTAAAAGAATTTTATAACCAAGCCACAGCAAAAAAGAATATAAAAACCCATATTACTCGCAAGAGCGATAAAAAAGAACAAGGGAAACCAATTTCCCGATCTCGGGAAAAAGGTCAAAAAAGCATTAAGCTCAAAAAACCAGTAAAACAAAAAGAGAAAGTGCTTACCCAAAAAGCAAGAATTGACTTACAAAAAGAAGTAGGCGAAGTCATCGCGAGCGGAGATACTCAAAACGCTACTGTCCGAAATATAGACAGCTATATCAAAAATCTGTTTAATCAAGCAGATGATCCTCTATATATAAAGAAATTAAGAGCAACTAAGGCAGAGTTAAAACGGGCGATGTATGATCTTACAGGAGCAAATACCGGGAATTGGAAAAGGGATTACGCTTTTTTTCAGAGTGTTAGAGACGATCCGGCAATAGCCCCAGTTATAGATAGAATTGAAGAAGGGGTATTTGAGATTGATGACATTGTTGGCGGAAAAGCCCCAGTTACTTCCGGCTACGCCACTACAACCGCCGAGAAGATAGATCGTTTTGAGTTGCGTACTAAACCACAAAAAGGCACAGAAGAATTTAAGCTGTTTAATAAAACAAAAGCGCTTATCAAAAAATACGCGCAATCAATCGGAGAGGGTTATGTTCCTCGCAACGCTTTAGGCATATACTTCCCAAAAACGAAGAATATAAGGGTAAATGCGATAAACGATTTGTCAGTAGTAGCCCACGAAATTACCCACTTTTTAGACGCGACGTATAAGATTAGCGACAAATTACTTGCTCTTAAAGGGTATGCGGTAAACGGAAACCCTATATACGATCCTAAAACGCTTAAATACCGGAAGGCTATTACCGATCTTTATACTAAATACTACGCGGGCGGTAATAAAAACCACACATTAAGAAAAAGAACGCTCGAAGGGTTCGCGACACTTCTACAGAAGTATGTTGAAACACCAGCAAGAATTACCAAAGAGTATCCCCTACTTGTCAACGACTTCTTGAAAAAGGGCGGGCGTTATCACCATCCGGTAATGACGGAGATAATTACCGATCTTAACGAGATAGTCAAAGACTATCAGGGTTTAAGTAGTTTAGATAAAATCGGCTCAAGGGTAACAAGCGATCATCCTAACATAGATAAAGAAAGCTTTTTAAGTTTCAGAGACAAACTAAGAACACAGTTAGTTGACGAGATTTACCCAGTTGAAGTGTTAGCCAAAAAAAGTAAAACCTTTTTCAGCGTTAAAGATCCTTCACTATGGTTGCGGGCATACAATAACGTCAATGGAGTTGTGGCCAATAATATAAACTCAAAGAGAGGGTATTGGACACTTGTCGGTGATGAATTACAAAAGACGCAAGACTTTAACTGGAAAAGCTTAATTGATTTAACCGCAGAAAGAAAAAACACGGACGACTTCGCCTCTTATCTAGTAGCAAGACGAGAGTACTTTGCGTACCAGGAGCATAACGAATTACGACAGGAGTTAGATAAGATGGAGAATAAAATAAAGTCAACTCGTAAAGAGGAGCGAGCTAAATTAGTGGATGATGAGGGGCAATCATTAGAAGAAAAGTTTAAGGAAGCGGAAGGGACGTATAAAGAGCTTGGATCTATTTTAGCCGAAGATGGATTTAATCGAGAAGAAGTACAGAAAGCGTACTTGGACAACAGAGCAAGGTTTGTTCGCGAGGAGAAGATGTTTGACAAACTAACCCGCGAAGACTTGAAGTTACTAAATAACGAAAACGTCCAGCTTATAAGGAAAGACCAACTCACCAGTCTAACTTCCAAGAAGGGCTATGCCTCATTTAAACGTCAATTCTATGACGAGATAGTTGGAGAAAATCAGGAGTTTCCAAGACAGATTAAAGTTGGAAAAACCAAAATATCTTCAATGCTAAAACGCCGAGGATCTCAACGAACGATTATCAATCCCCTACTCTCTGCTATGGAAAACCATAACGAGATAATGAAGAAAGGATTTAAGCAGATTGTATACAATAAAGTATCTGATATAGGAATTTCTGCTATGTTTCCTAATTTATTTCAAGAGGTAGACCTTAAAGTATCTATTGATGAGAAAACAGGAGTGCGTACATATCCGCAAGAGAAAGACCCGAATATTATTATGGGTAGAAAAGATTATAAGAGACAACCAGTATTGGTCGACGGACAATTAAAAGGTGTTATTGACGATATTCTTACATACGAAAACGTAGATACGTTTATAAAGCTGTACACTGGACTATCAAGATTGTTTACCGCCGGAACTACGGGCTACTACCCTTCATTTGCAGCGACTAACTTACTGAGAGATCAAATAACAGCGCAAGCAAATACCGCAAATAAATATAAGACGCTATACTCCCCTATTAAACAATTGGGCGAGCTTATAAAAAATCGCAAGGGAGAAGACTATCAATACTATCAGGAATATATGGTGCTGGGTGGAGAGCGACAAACTTTCACGGGGTGGCAGAAATTACCCGCAAAGAAAGTGTTTGAAGCGATAACTAACGAGAAAAAAGGATTGCAGTTTGGAATTAAATTAATGGAAAAAGGAACTGATGTTTTAGCGGCTCCATCTAAATATAGTGAGATTATTACCAGAGTTACCGAATACATTAATGCGCGAAAAGCGGGAAAGCCACAAATTGTAGCGCTGGAAGAAGCAGGAAGATTGACAGCGCCGTTTCACCACATAGGTAAGTGGGGCGGTAGGTACGGACAGGTAGGTATTCGAGGGTTGCCATTCTTCAACGCGATACTGCAAGTTATAGATCAACACGCAAGAACGATGCAACGTCCCAGTGGCAGACGACAGATGGCATTTGTAATGCTTGCCACTACAGCAGCTTATATTACCGCCATGACACAACTTATGCGCGCCAGCAAAGAACAGAAAGAGCAATATAGAGACTTGAAGCCGGAGGAGTTAGCGAGCTTTGTACATATTCCTCATCCATCCGGCAGGAAATTAATTAGGATTCCAATGTCAGAGATATTTACTCCGCTTGGCGTAGTTATCAATATGGTAATAGCGGATCGAGTATTAAAAACGGGATATAAAGGATCAGATTATATGAAGGGAGCAACCGCAATTATCCCCGACCAGTTTGACATCTTAGAACCTAAGAAAGCATTTTTTGCCTGGATTCCGCAAGTATTTCAGGCGGGTACAGAGGTTGCGATGGGAGTTAAGACGTGGCCGGACGTAGCACCGCTTGAAAGCTTAGCGCTTAGTACGCTACCGCCTAAATTTAGAGTTAACGAGAATACGTCAGTTTTTGCTAAGTACTTGGGAAATAAGATCAACCAATCCCCTATCAAGATCGACTATCTTATAACCGGATATTTCGGCAGAGCGACGGGTCTTGTTACTGGGAAACCTTCGGCGTGGGATTTTGACTCCTCTATAATAAGAGACTATTGGTTCTCAAACGGCAGACGAGTATCGGGAGCTTATGATCTTATCGAGAAGAATAACCAGGAGTATAACGCGCACCAGCGAGGGATTGAAAAATACGATAAAAAGAAAATCGCAGAGATATATAGGATAAAAATGATCTCTAATGAGTTTGTTGGAGTAATGCAAGACTTCCGAAAAGTTGATATTGAAAAACAACAAGAAAAAGCTGCTAACATAAGGAATGAGGCTTTGATACTTATTAACCAGATGGAGAGCAAGAAAAAGCCCGATGGTTATATTAAATGGGTAAGGGATGCCAATAGAAGAAGGGATAAGAAAATTAAGGATTCAAAGTCATCCTAAGCTATCAAGCGACCATATAACCAGAAACATTCCAAATACCCATAAGCCAGCTATAAGAATAGTTACAGCGACAGCGACAACATTATCCTTTACATAAGAAAATGATATATCTTCGGTAGACATCTGCATATATCTCGCCCAAAGAAAAGCGAGGACACCAAAAATAATAATACCTAACATATGGGTATATGTTAGCATATACCCGACACATTGTCAATAGTGTGTTTTTATAGGGTTATTGCCTTAAAACAATTTATCTGATTATAATTTGTGAATGGCAGACATAATTCGTCCAACAGAGCCATTTTATATCGGATTAAATCTAAATTTATCATACTTAGATTTGTATAGACCTATTGTTGCCCCAGACTTTGGAAAGATACTATCTGGTATCTTAAAGTACCTAAAAGGTTTGTTGTTTATCAGACCAATACATATAATAAAATCTGCACCATTACCGTTACGATTAAAAGTCCAAACACCAGAAGAATTAGTCGGTTTGCCTCGTTTTAACTTTCTTTTATATAGCTCGCATATTTTCAAGTCTATTTTTTCTTTATTCCAGAAAAAATCAAAAGGGGTATTGAGTTCTCTTTTAGGTCTTACTGCTCCAAACTTTTTTATAAACCACTCCTCCCACTTAACGCCTTTTTGCGGGTTTCCTAAACCAATGCTATTCTTATGTTTCAAATGGCGTATATTCCACATTCGTTTTATACACAATTTGGAACAATACTTTTTACGATTTTCAGGAATTAGATCGCCACATAAAATACATAACATTGGAACATTTTAGCATTAAAGGACATAATAAACAATGAGCCAAGATATTATTTATCCAATACAACCAGTTTACGTAACGCAGAAATTTGGAGCGAATCCAAGAAACTATAGTCAGTATGGAATTAAGGGGCATAATGGGATTGACTATAAAACTAAGTTTGATGATACCCCAAAAGGTTTTAGATACATTGTTGCTTCCTATCTCTCTCGCCATTATAAGACTGCCGACGAAGGCTCTAAGGGCTTTGGTAAATACTTTGAGGTAATTGTTCAATTAAAAAATACTTGGAAACTTAGATACGCTCATTGCAAGTCTATTCAAAAATTTCAAACTAAGGACGAGGGCGAACCGATGGCAATATCAGACAACACGGGAAATTCGACAGCCTCGCACTTACACTTTGACGTTAAACGTGTTGAGTACAAGAACGGGAAAATTACTAAGACCTACGATTACAACAACGGCTTTTTTGGTTGTGTAAATCCACAAATATTTTTTGACGAACTTCGAGAATATAAAAGAACCCACTCCCCTACTCCCCAAACAAAAATAACAATAGACAACACTTTATACGAAATGCTTGTGGGTGAGTCTAGCAAACTAGGTGATGTACATGCTATTTTAGAGATTAAAGACGACCCCAAGCATACCTCTATTGAGACATATAAGAAGGTTATCGCAGGGATTAAAGGGGACGCAAAGACAGTCCGAGAGGATAATATTGAGCTAAAGGGAGATATTGAAGACTTGGAGCAAGAGATGGCAGACGAGTCAGCCAAGTGCCAGAGAACGCAAACAGCATTAGAAGCTGATATTAAAGCCTTAACTGAAAAGACAAAAATGTTGCTAGAACTGGAAGACCAGTTAGAGACCAGACGAAAGGAAATAAAAAAATTAAAGATCAGCCTTGCCAAATGTAAATCTGGCGAAAAAGCGATAGTAGATATAGGTAGGAATATAGCCGAGATTATTTTTAAAGGGCTTGTAGGGGCTGTGAAGCGTCTAACAGCTTCAATATATGACAAATCTAGAGGAAAAAATTAAAAAAGAATATAAAGATAATCCTTATCATTTGCTTAATATGTATAACGATCTACGTCAGAATTTATTTAGCAAGTTTGGTAAGCGGATGTTAAGAATAGAAGATGATATAAAAAAACTACAGAAGGTTTTTTCAAACGATTTGCCTCATATGCAAGAAGATATTAATGACTTAAAAGTCTCGATTAATAACTTAATAAAGAATAATGAAAAAAGAACTGACTAGCAACGAACAAATCAAATTAGCGGTTATGGCAAGAGACATCTCTTATATTAAGGCAGGTGTTGATAAGTTAGAAGAAAATCAGGAGGCTCAATTAAATCTTATTAAAAGCGAATACGCTAAAAAAGTGGATGTTGAGAATTTAGAGATAAGAGTAAAATCTTTTGAAGATTTAAGGGGGTGGTCGGGAAGAATTATATTAGGAGCCTTATTAATGGGCGTATTAGCTCTTTTAGGATTGAATGTAGGGAGGTGAGTATATAAATGGATATTATTAATGGTAAAAAAGCGTATTCAGCAGCAGCACTTTTGGCGTTGTATGGGATTTTAGGCTATGTTACAGGAGAACTCCCGCCACTGGACTCTCTAAAGATACTCGCGGAAGCGCTTGCTATAGCTGGGCTTAGACACGCGATTGCGAAGGCTTAACTACTAACTCAACTCTAACTGTCTAGTAACGTGTATCATTCATGTATCATTCGTGTACCAATGATACATGATTGTACCCAGATAGTGACAATTAGGGCGACATAAAGGGTTACAATTAACCTCTCCCCTACCCTATCACCCTTCTATCACATAGAATTTTAGGTTCAAAAACAGAGAGACATCCTAAAGTGGGGGAGAGGGTTACATATATAGTTACTATGGTAATGACAGGCTAATCATCACTACCCGTAGTACTTGACAGACTTCAAAAAATCTCTTAATATTAAGATCCGCTAAGGCAAAGCAACTACAGGCAGACTTCTTTTGTTCGCCTAAGTTACTGCTCTAGCTGTCCAAAACTGGGGAGCGGACTACCCTTCTCTACATTTGTAGAGCTTAACAATACCGCCTACGACAGACTGATCGACATTCAACTGTTGTTGATATTTAATATCAACTAAGAGGACAGAAATCCTCCGAAGACACTTCAGGCGCGTCGCCTAAGCAAGAATAGAGGGAAAGGATGGAGTAGAGGGATATACAGGAAAAAATACCTTGCCCGAAGGGCTATAAGGGGAGTATTTGTAGTGGTGTAAAATATAGATATCCGGCGGCGAAATTAACATGATCAAATTCAACTTAACAACAAACGAACACGACGGATTTAAACTTACCACTAGCGCAGATAGTGATAAAGACGTGGAGATATTAAGAGAGCTAACAAAATTACTTATAGCTAAGATTGAGAAGATAAAAGTTACTGTTGGTTATGATGAGGAGAAAGAAAATTTATGAAGTACAATATTGTACGACGCCATGACCACGTACAAAAATCCATTTTTCTACAAAAAAGTAAAAGTCTCAAAAAAACATTGCTCTCTTTGTAGACAGAAATTACGAGGTAATGGTAGCGATTTAGCACCTTACTCCTGTCGCTGTGGCACTTGGGAAATGGATTGGTATACTAGTAAGTGGGATTTGAAAAAAAATTATGAAAGAACAAGACCTAGTTAAATTAATCATCGACTACTTACTTCTTAAAGGACATTTTGTATGGCGTAATAACACAGGGCTTACAAAAGCCAAGTATATTAATAAACAGGGTATTGCTAAAAATCGTGTATGGCGTTCAGGTGTTCCAGGTAGTAGCGATATATTAGGGATTTCCCAAAATGGTAAGTTTATCGCTGTCGAGTGTAAAATTGGAAAAAACCGTCCGACAGAGAAACAACAAGAATTTTTAGGTAAAATCAGAGGACACGGCGGTTATGCTATAGTTGCTCACTCCTTAGAAGATGTTGAAAAATACTTCCAGTAATTTCACTATAGGTTATTGACAGATAGTCGGGTATATGTTAGGGTATATGTAAGGTTATAAACATGGCGATAAAAGTCAAAATTCAACAGGTACAGTGTAAAGCCCCTACTAAAGAAGAAGGAAAATTATGTAACCATATTTTCACACCACGTTCTACCGACGTGTTTGAGTGTCCCGCCCCTAAATGTAGAAAAAGAGGTTATCTTACTACTCTTAAAAAATTAACTGCCCCAAATGAAACCTAAGTTTAAATTAGAAAAACTAAAAGACAAGTGGGATTTTATAGTTATTAACCCACGCTCTCCCTCAATAAAAACTAACGGCACTAGAGAGATAAGATATTTAATGAAAGAAGAAGACCTACACGAGATGTTTATAACCCTGGAGGAAGAAGTTAGCAGATTGCCAATTAAACATGAATATTAATACCAGAAACGCAGTTTTTGCTCTCGGATTTATTTTAGGAATATTAATAGGATTTATATTTATAGGAATATGATAATAAAAGTAAACTTCAATCTTGGCGAGAACACTTATCAACTTACAGTTGACGACAAAGACGAGATGGAGGCTTTGCATAAAAGCATAGTTTTATCTAACCCTCACAGATTTTGTAACCTATGCCAAAATAAAAACAGCTTTTATTTAGCTTCTAACAAAGATAAGGAAGGGAATATCTATGTAAATAATAAATGTGGGAATTGTGGAGCAGATAGTAAGCTGGGACAGTATAAGGCTAAGGGATATTTTTGGCACGATTTTAAAAAATATATTCCTAAAGGTAGGAGTTCAGAAGAAAATGAGAAAGTCGAAGGTTGTCCGCATGATAACGTAACAACTCTTGTTTCTGGGAAAAAAACTAAACATCCAGAAAGAAAGTTTAAAAAATGCGAGGACTGTGGAAAATTCTTAGGATGGGCTGATAAAAAAGATAAGGCGAGTCAGGAAGAAGTACCAGAGCATCACTATTAAGAAAGGAAGTGAAAAGTAATTTGGAAATAATAATTAAAACCATAATTTTACCCTTTTATTTATTTGTTATTTTAATAAGCATACCGTTTTTTATTTTTAGTGAGGTTGGTAGAAAAACAATAAGTAATTGGATTAAAAATCGTACTAAGATATTTGTTATTTTATTTTTTATAATTTTAGCTTTAGTTTTCATAGCTTATCAAATTTTAGTTTCCACTAAATTTGAATACATAACAAGGAGTTGCCACAAAATAATTAAATTGGAGGAGGTAAAAATAGAAGGTGGAGAAATAAGAGAAATACCAAAAAAATTTGACGATGATCTTTATATCGGAAAATATCTTGTAAGGCTTGAAGATAATAGTTTGACTTTTGTAAACGAGGATGAGTTGTTGGAAGGTAAAGTTTGTAGGTAATATATGGGTTACACAATGACAGTAGGGGATAAGTGCAAAGATTGCGGAGGGGATATGAAGTTCTTTGAAGTAGTCGAATATTCTCGGAGATTTTACGGCAGG